GTTTCCCAGTCACGATCGGCGTAGGGACAGTAACGGTGACTACATGAGTTTTACATTAACGACATTACGCGACGCTATAAAGAATTATTCAGAAAACAATGAAACAAGTTTTGTGAACAATTTAGATTTGTTTATTAGATTAGCGGAAGAAAGGATTTTAAAGACAGTACAATTAAATGTTTTTGAGAAAAACGTATCAGGCACTATGACTTCTAGTAATCAGTACCTAGCTTGTCCTAGTGATTTTTTAGCACCAAATTCTTTGACTATCACTAATAGCAGTAGTTATAGTTACCTACAATTTAAAGAAAAAGAGTTTGTACAAACTTTTACGCCTAATCCTGCTACCACAGGGGTTCCACGGTATTACGCTCAATTTGATGTAGATAACTTTGTAATAGCTCCTACGCCCAATAGTGGGTTCACCGTAGATCTTAGTTATTTTTACAGACCTGCAAGCCTATCCGAAAGCACTATTACGTTTACGGTAAGCAGTAGTGCTTCTTTCACGGTTGGCGAGACTGTTACAGGGGGTACTTCAGGTTCCACCGCTAAAATTACTGCAAAACCTTCTAGCACAACAATGTCGGTTATCGTACCTTTGAATGCTTTTACTGCTACAGAAACAATTACAGGGGGTACTTCTGGGGCTTCTACGACGCTAACATCTTTTACTTCAGATACAACAGAATCATGGTTAAGCACTAATGCGGAGTTAGCCATGCTTTATGGGTCATTAGTGGAGTGTTATGTATATATGAAAGGCGATCCGGCTGTAATGAATATGTATAGCACCCGATTTATGGAAGCTTTAGGTAGATTAAAGAATCTTGGGGAAGCACAGGAAGTTATGGATGAGTATGTAATGGGTGAGATTAGAAAGGCTAGAACATAATGTTTACAGAAGCTTTAGGGATGAGCAATAATTTTTCGGTTGAAATACAAACAACTAATAATAGAGGTCAAACTCCCGAAGAAGTAGCGAAAAGATGCGTTAATAAAATAATTGGTGTATCTGAAACCGCGCATCCCGCAATAAGAGAGCAAGCTAATGCGTATCGTGCAGAAATGGAGAAAATTATTGCAATTTATATGGTACAGGCTATCAAGAGTGATAGAACCACGGTATATAATGCGATAAAAGATTCAGGAAATGAAAAACTAGCAGAATATATAAGGAGAATGTAATGGCTTTTACGGGAAATTTTTTGTGTACTTCTTTTAAAACAGAGCTTTTAAAAGGTGTTCATAATTTTACAGCAACTACAGGAAACACGTTTAATGTAGCACTCTATGACAATAGTGCTTCTTTTACAGCAGCTACAACAGCGTATACCTCAAGCAATGAAATAAGTGGTACTAACTACACTGCAAAAGGGCAAGCTCTTAACCCTGTTACGCCTACGGCTAGTGGTACAACAGCTTTAGTAGATTTTGCAGATGAGGTATTCAGTAATGTTACGATTAGTAGTGTTAGAGGTGCTTTAATATTTAATGATACAGCCACAGGAGATCCTTCTGTAGCGGTTTTAGATTTTGGTGCGGATAAGGCAGCTAGTAGTGGTGATTTTACTATTGTGTTTCCTACGGCTGATGCCAGTAATGCGATTATAAGGATTGCTTAATGTCGATTAATAATGTCGCTGCATTTCAAGGATGGAATAGTTCTTTAACTTCGTGGAACGCAGGGACGTGGAATACTAATGTTGCTTACAATGTTACCGCAACAGGTTCGGTAGGAGCTACGACGGTTACAGGAGATGCTAATGTTTCTGTTACGGGTGTGGCAGGTACATCTGCCGTAGGAGCTACGACGGTTACGGGGGAGGCTAATGTATCTGTTAGCGGTATCGCGGGTACATCTGCCATTGGTTCGTCTACGGTAACGGGTGAGGCCAATATATCACCAACAGGGGTGTTAGGCACTACGGCTTTAGGTAATGTGTTTGAAACGCAGACAGGTGTAGCGGGAACGTCTGCGGTTGGTTCTGTCACCACTACAGGAGATGCTAGTGTTTCTGTTACGGGGGTAGCGGGCACTAGCGCTATAGGTAATACCTTTGAGACATTAAATGGTGTACAAGGGACGAGTGCCGTAGGAACTGTAACTATTACTGGTTTAGCGAATGTTTCTGTTACAGGTGTGGTAGGAACCACGGCTATTGGAAGAGTGACCGAAACTATTTTACCGACTTGGGGAGAAATAATACCGAATCAGGTGCCAAGTTATGCTACTATTACGCCTAATCAATCGCCTAGTTATAGTACAACAACTCCAAACCAAGATCCTTCTTGGATAGATAAAGCAGCGTGAGGATAATTAAATGGCAAGTGTATATACAAATGATTTAAGATTAGAAGAGATTGGTTCAGGGGAACAATCGGGAACGTGGGGAGATACAACGAATACTAATTTGGAGCTAATAGCAGAGGCTCTTAGCTTTGGAACTGAAGCAATAACAACTAATGCGGATACGCACACTTCAACCGTTGCTGACGGAGCGGCAGACGCAGCTAGGGCTATGTATATTAAGTACACGGGTACATTAGATTCTACTTGTACGATAACAATAGGGCCAAATACCATTAGTCGGGTGCATATAATTGAGAACGCAACTTCTGGTTCACAAAGTATTATTATTAGTCAAGGTTCTGGAGCCAATGTTACTATTGGCACAGGTGCGGTAAAAATGGTTTATCTGGATGGAGCAGGTAGTGGAGCCGCGGTTACTGACGCTTTAGTAGATTTGGATCTTACAGGCACAACGACAGTGGCAACGCTTACAGCTTCTGGAGTGATAACAGGCTCTACCCTTGAGGCAACAGGTGATACTTCAGCAGGTGACAATGCTGCCATTGGATACACAAGTGCAGAAGGTTTGATCCTTACAGGTCAAGGTAGCACTAATGATGTTACGATTAAGAATGACGCTGATGCAGATGTAATAGAAATACCTACTGGTACAACCAATGTAACGGTAGTTGGTAACTTAGGAGTAGGTGGTACTGTTACAGGCACAGGTACATCTGTATTCGCCTCACTAGATATTTCAGGTAACATAGACGTTGAGGGTACTGCAAATTTAGACGTAGTGGACATTGATGGTGCTGTGGATATGGCAAGCACATTAAATGTTTCAGGGATAACAGATTTTGGTTCTTATCAAGGTTCCTCTGTAAACTCACCCGTAAATGTAAAATCTGATTCAAACCATTTTGCAATATCTTTAGAAGAAAATAGTGGTACAGAAACGTGGCAAATAGGTATTGATGCAGATGGAGATTTAAACTTTCATAATAGTGGTGGTGCTACGCCTAGTGTTACACTTAATGACAGCGGTAATTTAATTGTAGCTGGTAATGTTGGGATTGGTACTACTAGTTTTAGTGATCCCCTTGTTGTTTCAGATGCTGGGGCAAGTTCAGTAACAGCAAGATTAATAAATACAAATGCGGATGGCAACCCTGCAAACTTGAGGTTACAAAAACTTTCTGGTTCGCCTGCCGATGGTGATTACATTGGTATGTTAAATGTTAGTGGGGAGAATAGTGCTTCTGAAGAAATTATATTTCAATCAATAGATTTTATTTCAACAGATGTTACGGATGGAACAGAAGATGGCGATATAGCTTTTAGAACGAGAGGTGCAGGAACTTTAGCAGAAAGAATGCGTATCTCGTCGGATGGTAATGTGGGGATTGGTGGAACACCTAATGCTTATTCTGGTTATACCGCACTAACTTTAAATCACGCTACAAATGGAGGTATTCTTGACTTTGAAAAAGATGGAACGTTAGTAGGTGAATTATTTCTTAATGACGTTAATACTTTTACAGTTTCGTCTGTTGGTGCAAAGGATGTAAGTTTTAATACTAACAGTGCAGAAAGAATGCGTATCTTATCGTCAGGTCTTGTTGGAATTGGCACAAGCTCCCCAAGTGCAGGGTTAACGATTGAAGCCGCTGACGGTAGCACAAGCGGAACAATATTAATTACAGCTACAAGTGTAGCAAGTGCTGGCATAGCTTGTGATGCTAATGGGTTAAATTTTGGTGCTGACACTGGTGGTTTTGTTTTTAAAACTGGTGCTTCTGCTAATGATCCAACTGACAGTGGTACAGAACGTATGCGTATGGATAGCTCTGGTAATATTCGTTTAGCAAATTCAGATATGAATATTGACAATTCTGGTAACTCTGCAACAGGATTATCTGTTACTTCAAGTGGGTTAATTCATAATGCAACTGCTGATAATGTAACTAATATGGTAATTCAAAAGATTAGTGGGTCTGGTACTGAAACAGCTATAACATTTTTGTATGGTAGTTCAGGTGTTGGAACAATTCAATACACTTCTTCAGCAACATCCTTTAATACTTCCTCAGACTACAGGTTAAAAGAAAACATAGTTACAGATTGGGATGCAACAACTAGGCTAAAACAACTCAAGCCAAGTAGATTTAATTTTAAAGTAAATAAAGACACAACAATTGATGGCTTCATAGCCCATGAAGCACAGGCGGTTGTCCCAGAAGCTGTCACTGGAACTAAAGACGAAGTAGATAGTGATGGAAATGCAGTAATGCAAGGCATAGACCAATCTAAACTTGTTCCACTATTAGTAAAATCATTACAAGAAGCAATGACACGAATTGAAACATTAGAAACTAAAGTAGCATCATTGGAAGGATAACAAATGGCAGTGACCTGGAAAATAGTGAATTGTGATCGACAATTAAAAAGTGATAGTGGTGATGATTTAATTACAAGCTTGCATTGGAGAGCTAATGATAGTGAAACAGTCGATGGTGTTGAGCATATTGGGAGTAGTTATGGATGCGTTGGTACGCCTGTTCCAACAGGGTCGTTCATTGCTTACAAAGATGTGACTGAAGCTAATTGCATTGCTTGGGCGAAAGCCTCTCTTGGTGCTGACGCTGTAAAAAATATTGAAGATGGAATAGCTAGTCAAATAGCTTTATCTAAAGCTCCCGTGACAGGAACAGGAACACCATTCTAATGGCAAAAAATTTATCTGGACTTTCGGTTGAAGTATCGGAGATCGACAAACGCTTGGTCGCCTTGGAAACTGAAATTCATATTCAATTTAAAGACTTGTACAATCGTGTTAAGCGTATTGAAGCTTGGGCAATTGGGTCTGCTACTTCAATTATTCTTTTACTGTTAGCTATTTTATATAGGATGTAAAATAAATGCCCCTAAGTAAATTACAATTTAGACCGGGGATAAACAAAGAAACCACGTCTTATTCTAATGAAGGAGGTTGGTTTGATTGTGATAAGGTACGTTTTAGAGCCGGGTTTCCTGAGAAAATAGGCGGATGGGTTAAGAAAACGCCTAACTCTTTTCTAGGCGTGAGCAGAGCCTTACATCCGTGGCAGACTAGATCTTTAGCAAACTATCTAGGCGTGGGTACAAATGAAAAATACTATGTTCAGTACGGTGGAGCTTATTACGATATAACACCTTTAAGGGCCACCACATCCGCAGGGGATGTTACATTTGCCGCAACTGACGGATCTTCCATTGTTACTGTAACCGAAGCTTCTCACGGAGCTATAGTCGGAGATTTTGTTACCTTTAGTGGTGCCGCTACTTTAGGTGGAACTATTACAGCGGAAGTTCTTAATCAAGAATATAAGATAGCAACGACTCCTACCGCAAATACATTTACTATTATAGCACGGGAAGTAAACCCCGTATCGCGGATCACGGTCAACGGAATTTATACGCCTGTGGCGGTGGCTGCTAATAGTTCTGATTCGGGAAACGGTGGAGGGTCTACGGTAGGAGCCTATCAGATAAGTATTGGTCTAAATACCTCTGTTACAGGAGATGGTTGGAATGCGGGTACATGGAGCCGTGGTACATGGAATAGTGCAACGACCCCTACAATCCAAGATGTTTTAAGGCTTTGGACGCACGATAACTTTGGTGAGGACCTTATTATAAATCTATATAACGGTGGTTTGTTTTACTACGATAGTTCTGGGGGTCTTACAAACAGAGCGGTTCTTTTAAGTTTGGTAACAGGAGCGGTTAGCACACCTTCTGTAGCAACAAAAGTATTAGTTTCAGACGTTGATTTACACGTTATTGCTTTTGGATGTGATTCGGAAGATGATCCGGGTACGCAAGATCCTTTGTTAATAAGGTTTTCAGACCAAAGAAACGCTTTGGATTGGAAAGCTACTGTTGACAACACAGCCGGTGATTTAAAGATATCTAGTGGTTCTAAGATTGTAACTGCGATAGAGACGAAGAGAGAAGTTTTAGTTTTTACGGATACTTCTGCATACTCCATGCAATTTATTGGTCCTCCTGATACATTTGGTATTACGATAGTATCAGAGGGTATTTCTATCCGAAGTCCGAATAGTGCGGTAGCTATTGAAGATAATGTGTTTTGGATGGGCAACAACGAATTTTATGTTTATAGCGGTTCGGTACAAGAAATACCATGCACTTTAAGAGATTTTGTATTTTCGGATTTTAACTCCTTACAAGCGGAAAAGGTGTTTGCAGGGGTTAATTCTAGTTTTTCAGAGGTGTGGTGGTTCTATCCAAGTGCAAGTTCTGATGAAATTGATAAGTATGTTATTTTTAACTATCAGCAAAAAATTTGGTATTATGGTTCATTAAACCGTACCGCATGGTTAGACCGTGGGGTGAATGAGCTACCGATTTCAGCTAGTACGGATTATTACTTATATAACCATGAAACAGGAGATGATGACGGCAGTACAGATCCTGTAACGGCTATTACGGCTCATATCGAATCAAGTCAGATGGATATAGGGGAGGGGGATCAATTTAGTTTTATTAATAGAATTATTCCTGACTTAACTTTTAGAAACTCTGAAATAGGTAAGAAAGCAACACTTTCTTTAAAAGCTCGTAATTTCCCCGGTGGTAATTATTTACAAAGTGATTCTACGGACGTATCTAAAACAGCTACTGTTCCTGTAGAACAATTTACAAATGACGCTTTTATTAGGATTAGGGGAAGAAGTTTTGCTTTACGGGTAGAGTCTACGGAAACAGGTATAAGTTGGCGATTAGGTTCTCCAAGGGTTGATATTAGACCTGACGGTAGGCGATAATGGCAAAAGTAATACCTTTTTTTCCATCACCTCCAAGGGATTATACCCGACAATATATGGATGAAGTGGTGCGAGCGTTTTCTTTGTACGTTAACTCTATTAATGTACCGGGCGAAGGACGAAATACTTTTACTGTATTTACAAATTTACAAACTGATGATTTTAATTTAGAAACAGGAGCAATATTTAATCATGGAGGCTATGTTAAAATATCTCAATTAGACAGTCCTCATTTACGGGGAGTTAGTGGAACTTCAGCGGTAGGGACTGTAACGGTTACAACGTAAATTCGTACTAGAAAACTTATTTAAACTCTGATAAAGTAGAACACATGATGGAAAATTTATCCCAGATGCCTACGGGCGGATTAGCCTCTTTCTTAACATCTAATATGGATGAGATAGATGATAATGTATTAGCCTTTGGTAAAGCGGGCGGTATTAACTCCATGAGCAAGATAGCAAACCGTATGGCTAATATGGGCCGTAACGGTGATAATGAGCTTGTTCACGTTAAAACAGGGGAACTTATTGTATCTCCAGAGGTTTTAGAGAAAAACCCTAAATTAGCTCAAGAACTAGCGCAAGAGTTTCAAAACTCTAATGAAAACATGGGCGATTATGTCGTTGGTTCTGAA